CGTGGGCGGTCAATTTCGTTGCAACTTTCAGTGATGTAACGATTAGTAACATGATATTCATCTTTCTCAGCGTAGCGTCGTGCTTGTTTAACTAAATCTTCGTTCATAATGTGTCCTTTAAATAGTTTACTGCTTTAGTTAATATCTTAACATCATCATAGCATTTTCCAAGAATCGTATTACAGTTTGTGCATAATAAACCACGAACTTTACCTGATGTATGGCAGTGGTCGACATGAAGTGCAGTAGCTGGTGTTTTAGCCCGTCCTTGTGATACTTTTGTTTCGTGTTCGCCACAAACTGCACAACAGTAGTTCTGACTATGTCTTAACGCATTGTATCCGTCCAAGTCTAAACCATATTGTTTAAGTCGTTGCGATTTTGCTTTCTCAGGATTAGCTTCATACCAAGACTTACTTCCAGCACGATGAATCTCTCGTTTTCCATCTTTAGCTAAATATGCTTCTCTACGGCAAACCATACAAGTTGAATCGTAATATTCCTTGTATTGTCCGTCAGCTCGCAATCGTTTAGATTTACTAAACTTAGCGTCCGGTAGTTCTTGTTTACAGGTTTTACATATTCTCATATTATTCCTTTACTTGACCAGACTTAATACTAGCACAGGTCAAGAATAAAGTCAAGGTTTTTATAAAGTATCTTTAATCTCTAACATTCTTCCTGTTGACGGGTTATAAAGCAAGTCCGCACAAGGTCCGGTATAGCCGTTGAAACGATTTTTTAAAACTTTCACATGGGTAGTATTACGCTCAATCATATCCAATGCCTGACCATTTCGCTCAAGACCTAAAACGATGTCGCTTAGTTGAGCAATCGCCCCAGAACCCCGTAACTGAGCTAAAGATGTCGCAGCACCCTCTTCGTGACCTTTATCATTCGGTCTTTTCAAGTGGCTTACACAAACCAAACTAATACCAGTTTCTTGAACTAACATTCTTAGTCTAGTCATAATGGAGTCCAGTGCTTTTCTTTCGTCGCCGACATCGCCGCTACTCACGATGATAGATAAGTGGTCTAAAAATACGAAACCGCAGCCCAAACCTTTAGCCATATATCGAACTCGATTAACAATATTGTCAAGAGAGCTACTACCGAAATGGTCAAACAGATACAACCGATTAGTACCAAGAGTGCTGTCAAAAGCATCTTTTAACTCCGTTTCTGAAACTTCTACATCAGGTAAATGAATTGGCTTATTGATAGCCAGCGACATCAAGCTACGAGCAGTCTTACGGACACCTTCTTCTAAAAACATCATGCCGATGTTGTCGTCAGTATTCTTGAGAATGTGCCAAACAATCTCACGCAAGAATTGTGACTTACCAAGACCAGAGCCAGCAGTAACCATGACTAACTCACCTTTACGAATTCCGTAGGTCAGTTTGTTTAAGCCGTCATAAGGATAGTTTACTTCTGCCTTCTCCATTGGCTTCGATACTACTTCCCAAAGCGTAGAGCCTTCGATAATGCCGTCAGGAACATACTTCTCACTAGCCCACCAGTCAGCGATAAACTCTTTGTTTAAATCGTATTTGAGATAGTCGCAAGCATCTTTGTAGCCTTGTCGCATCTTCATCACTTTGACCTTACCGCCAAAGAGTTCTGCTACGGCATTAGCTGCTTTCTGACCAGCTTCATCAGCATCAAAGCATAGGTGAATATTCTCGAATGAGTCGATGTATTCAAACTGGGCTTTGCAGTCCTTTAAAGCGGCACTAGCGCCGTTGCGGATAGACACAACAGGGTATTTGCTACCTGTCATCTGATAAGCCGCTAAAGCGTCTAATTCGCCTTCACAGATAGTTAAGTATTTACCATTAGCAGGAAAAAGGTTTTGACCAAATAGCGTAGCGTTACTAAAGTCCCCAGCAATAGAGAAATTCTTTTGTTCTACGTTGCGAGTCTTAATCGCCGTGAGTGTGCCTTCGTGGTCATAGTAAGGGTAGAAGTGCTTATCCTGACTTTGTCTAACTCCGTATTTTAAGCAAGTAGCCGAGTTAATACCACGATTAGCGATAGAGCTAGTAATAGAGCTGTCATAGAAGTTTAAATCCTTATTCATAGGTTTCTTTTCAATTTGTTTTGTTTCGCCATCAACGGGAACATAGTTCTCGCAAACATGGCAATAAGTATGTCCATCGTCATATAGGCTATTCCCGTCGGATGAACCGCACTTCTCACAGGGAATATGTTTTAAAAATTTACTGGTCATTTAGTTGTTCCGCCATATACCTGTGTTTGTAGATACTGCACTTGCTCCCGTAATGCGTTAATCTCTTCTTGCTGAAATCGAAGCATCTTAGCTGAATCAGAAAACAGTTTCCAATCATCTACAACATAACCATACTCGGCTTGACTGGATTCGACATCCAAAGCAGCAGCTAAATCATTTGCGTTCATAGTAATCACTCCACCATTGGTGTTTTGTTAATCTTTTGCATTGTTTGTGTATCTCAGGCGGTAATTCGTGTTTATCGCTACTGCAAGCATAGACATCACTGCGTAACGATAGTTCCATAACAGTATCAAAAAAGTTAAACCAACCGATAGCTAACAGACACGCTAGAACCACCTTAAAGAAGGTCATTCTGTAACCTCTGCTACCTTGAGATTAACTCTATCCTCAATCATCGCATCTAGGTCGTTTAAGACATTGCAATAACCATATTCTTCAATCAAATCTAACATTGCTGACAATGTGAAATGATAATTTGCTTCTTTGAACTCATCTAGCATAAAAGCCTCCTATAAAACATCGACAATACATCATATTAGACAAAAAGTCTGTCGTTAAAACACAACATAAGTGTTGTTTTTTTACAACATTGAAATTCTTAAAAACTGTGATACCATCTATCTATATAGTTCAACAACAGAGAAAAACTATATTATTTGTTTTCTATATAACGAAGTTACATCATAGATACTTCATCGGTCATCATAGTTGTCGTAATCCCCTAAATCGTCATATTCGCCGTAATTCTCCGATAATTCACCCAGCGTAGGAATGTCAGCTTCATGGAGTAGGTCTTTTCTATCATGCATCGGAATATCTACATCCATCGCCATATAGCAGTTCTGACAAATGTCAAGAAACTTACCAGTAATCGCATGACGAATGGTTGATTCGTAATCCGACAATGCTGCATTGCAAACTGTGCATCTCATAAAGACTCCTCTAGTTCGTTTTTGTATTGCATATAGATGTTAGCGTCCTCGTAAGAATCAAAATACTTTGGTAATGCTTCTTGTAAATCGTTGTCATAAATAAACCAGCAATTATTTAGTTCGTCTTGTTCTACTGTATATTTCATTTAAAGCCTTTCTAAGCCTTTTTAGGCTATTCTGATGGTTAGGTATTAACTTAGTACGAAACAGGCTAAAAAGCCTCTTAAAACTGATTTAAAAGCCATGTTAAGGTTTGAGAGTAGATAGACAATCCAATAAGCCAATATAAGAGGATTTCAGGCTTCATAGGTATGAGCAATCCACAAGTTTTCCACCGTTGCAGTAGAAGCAAACCATTTGCCGACCATCTGGCAAGGTAATAATCTGACTAGGACAAGCAAAGACAGAAGAAGTGTTGTATAAAAACAACAGTGTGATTAGTAGTAGTTTTTTCATCATAAATCCTTATAAGTTATTAAAATAAGACTCTTCGCCACGGCTTCGGGCTATATCTTCCCAATATTGCACAATGGCGGCTTGTTGCTCTGGTGTTGCATCTTCCCATTTTTCCAGCTCTTCGGGAAACCCTAACTCCGATACTGCTTCGCAGAAATTTCCTGATTCTTTTGGGTCTAAATCCCCGCCTTCGCTTGTTTCTGTTTCGATGTAATCGTTTACATAATCGTCTAAGTCTTCATAATCGTCGTCTTCGGGTTCATAATATCGGTCATTGTTATAAGTCATAATTCACAATCCTCTTTTGTTATGTCATAAAGTGCTAACAGTTTTTTAACCTTCGCCAGTGCTCTTTTTTCTATTTCCCATACCGCCTGATGAGATATACCCAAATCGTTGGCGATTTCTTGATAGGTTGCGCCTTCAGCGATGCGGCAAGCCTTACAAGTATAGTAAGGGTCGCATTTACAAACTGATTTCATAGTTTAATTACCTCCGAATGTAAAACCCTAGAATCATCGACATAATTATCGTCAGATTGCTCACCATCCTCGAATTTTTGCTTCGCTATGTTTTTGGCTAATTCTTCCGAATCCGCTTCTATTTCGTAGTCATAGACCCATATTTGCACCTCTTTAAACGATACTTTATATTTCATAATTCCTCCACATAGCAGAATGTTTTAAATTTATCAGCGAACTTGTGCGCCTCTGTTTCGTGTCTAAATCTACCCAAAATTTTACCCTCTAAGTCTATAACGATATACATATTAAACCTCTGCAATATTTAATATTTCGACAGACTCACCAACGCTAGGCGCTAAATCTAGTAATCCCTGCCAATCCCAATCGCTAGGTGATGAGTAATCCTCTTCTACTGTAATTTTTAGCGTAATAATTTGCGTAATCATATTAAAGCCCTCCGGTTCTAATAACATAAATAATAAGCGGGATTGTGAAACATAAAACCCCAAGAATACAGCCTTGCAAAAATTTAATCATTTTATTCTCCATCCTTGTGAGCTTCGGCTATTTCGTGCCAGTTTACATCGTCAATAAATGCCATAGCGTAATCAAACGCAAGCCCTGCCGTTCCATCAGCTTCGAGGAATTCGATA